CTGGGGAGACGCGCGTTGTAAGCCACCAATCCTCCCCAAGCAAATTTACCCAAGGCTGTTCTTTCCCAAAGCCCTTTCCACCTATCAAGTATTCCTTGACAACTGACCCCTCAATCCAGCTATCATGGCGACACGAACGAAGAGGATCTCAACTAAGAGATGCGCGCTTCACAGAGCCTTAAAGAGAGCTAGATCCGGCAAGATTACTCTCTCTTTAAGGCTTCTCTTTTAAGGCGGGGTAGCTCAGTTGGTTAGAGCGCGGCATTCATAAGGCCGAAGTCGGTGGTTCGAATCCATCCTCCGCCATTTCCCAGCCCTTCAGAATCCCTTAACAACTGACCCCCCCGGGACCCCACCCCCCCATTAAATCAAAAAGAGTCTCATCCACCTCCCTCTCTAAAGCCCCTCTACCTCCTGATAGGCACTAGCGCCGATACCCGATACCTGTGCTATCCTGTATCCATCACCATTGCACTACAGGCCATTTATGGGGCTCTATGGACGGAAGCGACGAGATATTAAGGCGGGCCTCTAAACTTGTATGGTTCCCTCAGAAGGGGCCTCAAGAGGACTTGCTTAAATACAAGAGTGTTCCTGAGATACTGTTCGGCGGAGCGCGCGGAGGGGGTAAACTATTAAATTTACAAGAGTTTTTACCAACTCCTAGCGGATATGTGCAGCTAAAAGACCTTAAAGTTGGGGATGCTCTTTTTGATGAGAATGGCGAACTTTGCACTGTTCTTGAGCTGCATCCAATCAATTTGAGCCCTGTTAGTTATCGAGTTCATTTTGACGATGGTTCTTTTGTTGACGCTTGTGAAGAGCATTTATGGTTGACCTATGACAAAAATGAACGACGAGCGTTAATTCGGCGCACTGAAGAGTTTAGGGCTGCAAGAAGGGCGAAGCGTCCAAGTAGAGCGAAAGAGAATCCAGTAAATCGAGGGGTTCAAAAGTCAGTCACTATTCTGAACAAAGAGCGAAAATATGATTACTTGGAAGTCCCGACTGGAACGGTGCGAACGACCAAAGAGATTTTAGAATCCTTACGTCTTCCTAACGGGGAAGTTAATCATTCTATCCCTGCTACAAAGCCAATTGTCCTTCCTTCCCGCGAATTAAGTATTCCGCCTTATGTTTTAGGTGCGTGGTTGGGAGATGGAAGCCGACATAGCGGAGTATTGACTGGGATAGATCCCGAGATATGGGAGGAAATCGAAAAAGAAGGGTTTAAGGTAACTCATAGGGTAAATTGCCCAAAAACCCATAATATTGTTGGACTTTCGACGCTTTTGAAAGCCAATAATCTTTATTTAAACAAGCATATTCCAATGGAGTATTTGCGAGCTTCAAAGGAGCAAAGATTAGCCTTGTTGCAAGGGTTAATGGATACGGATGGGACGGTAACTGATTCTGGATGTGCCGAGTTTTGCAATACAAACAAAAAGATTATTGATGGGGTTTATGACCTTATTTGCTCACTTGGTTGGAAGGCAAGGGTTCGAGAAGGGCGGTCAAAGTTAAATGGGGTTGATAAAGGTCCAAAATGGGAAATTAAATGGACCCCTAGCGAGGTTGTTTTTCGATTACCAAGAAAGGCCGCAAAACAACGAATTGCCAAAGGTTGGACTACTAAGTGGCGGTATATTGTAGCGGTAGAATCTATTGCGCCTGTTCCAATGCGGTGTATCAAGGTTAGCTCGCCAAATAGCCTATTTCTTGTGTCGCGGTCATTCATACCAACGCACAACACTGCCGCCCTTCTAGGGGATTTTGTAAGTGATGTTTCGGTTTATAAGCAGCACTGGGTTGGGATGCTCTTCCGTAGGACTTACCCAGAACTAGAGGAGGTGATTCGACAGAGTTTCGAGTTTTACCCCCAAACCGGTGCTTCTTATAATGCGAATGAGAAGGTTTGGAAGTGGCCGAATGGGGCTAAGCTTTACTTGAGGTTTATGGGGCACCCAAGAGATGCCGCAAACTATCAGGGGCATCAGATGTGCCTTGCTCTCGGAGAAAAGGTTCTTACTCGAACGGGCTCTAAAGCTATTGAGGATTTACGCGTTGGCGATTTAGTAATGACAGGGAGCGGATACCATCGAGTCCTTGGTATAACCGCCCCTGTTGATAAGCCATGCGTTAGGGTTCAGAAGTCTGACGGAACCTCTCAGGTACATCCTGTAGACCACGAGATTTTATGCGATTCGGGTTGGCAGTCATATTCATCTCTTGTGGGTATAACCGCCAAAGAGATTCAAGACAAACTCCGAGAATCTTACACGCTTCCTTCCGTGGATGCGCTTGCAAGATGCGTAAAACGTGTTCCTTTGGTATCGAAATTGGAGGGACAAACTTCCAACGGATCTTGTGAAGTTTGCAAGTCTTCCGAATTGTCTCGTGAGAACATTTTAACTTCTTTGAGGCGGTTTGTAGGGAGATTTTTGGATCGGCAGCAGCAGCAATTACAGCACTCACAAAGGCTGGATTATAAATCTTTGCCGACTGTTTTTGATGCAAAGAACTGTGTGCCGAAGTGTTTTCCATCACCTGCAAATTCTCAAGTCGATTGTCATCTTTCTGCTCGTTTACATGATGAACAACCTCCTTTGGAGATAGGAATCGACCAAGATGCATTTCCATTACCAAACGATGCTGAAAAACCCCGCCTGAATTGTTGCAGCGAGGGTGTTCAGGACAATACTCATATATGTAACCATGCTCACTTTTCCAAGTACCCGCACCCTTACGTCGGACGGGAACTTCCGATGGCGTGGGAAAATTCACTAGAGGCATGTTTATTCTCCTATGTAGGGGTTAAGACGTGCGTGGACATACACGTTGAATCTGTTAACAATTATATTTCAGCATCTACGGGGTTTTTAAACAAGAACTGTTGGTTAGGCTTCGACGAATTGGGGAACTTCGCCACTGATGAGGGGTTCACCCAGATGATTGCTTGTTTGAGAAGCCCTCACGATGTGCCTCATAAGCGGATCCGGTGCACTGCGAACCCGGGAGGCGTGGGCCATGGATGGGTAAAGGCGCGTTACGGGATAGCCGAGAACCCTCAAGGCTATAAGCTTCTTGAACAAGACACCGGACTTCATAGGATGTTCATCCCTTCTAGAGTCACGGATAACCAGATTCTGATGAAGGCCGACCCTACGTATGTTCAAAGGCTTCACGAGATTGGGAGCCCTGAGATGGTGCGGGCGTGGTTGCATGGGGATTGGGACGTTGTAGCCGGTGCCTACTTTCCTGAGTTTAGCCAAGAGCATGTTATTGATGCGATTGACCCTGATGACATCCCGAATCACTGGAAGATTTATCGGGCGTATGACCACGGGACTTATCACCCGTTTGCGGTGCTCTGGTACACGTATGCCGGAGAGGACTGGAGAGGCATCAAAAAGGGCTCGATTGTCATTTTAAGAGAATGGTACGGGGGAAATGACAAGGACGAAGGCTTAAAAATGTCCCTTGTTGACATTCGAGACGGAATTACTGAGCGAGAATCGACCATTAAGAGAAGAATTGAGCCAGGGCCGGCGGATAATCAGATATTTGAGAACCACGGAGGTCAAAGTATCGCCGATGCGTTGGCAATTGCGGGGGTTTACTTCTCAAGAAGCGATAAATCTCGTATTCCGGGGTGGAACCAGATACGGATGAGGCTACGGGAGAAGAGTTTGCTGTTTACTCGCAACTGTAAGCACTTGCTTAGAACCTTCCCGATGCTTCAGCACGATGATAGAAGGCCAGAGGACGTGGATACGCAAGGAGCTGACCACTGTTTCACGGGCGATACTTTGGTTGATATGCCAGTTGGTCAAACGCCAATTGCTCTATTACCAGAGCAAGGTTATGTAATGACGCATTACGGTTTAGCTGCCTACGATAAGGCAGGATTAAAGCAAAAAGACGTACCTGTGGTTGAAGTCAGTTTTGCGGATGGACGTAAAGTAAGATGCACCCCTGACCACCGTTTTATGACGCATGGCGGATGGGTTGAGGCAAAAGACTTAATAAAGGAAGATGGCACGAAAATTGCGGTTGTCGATCGCAAAAAAGGTCTAATTTTGGTAACTGATGTCAAAGATGCGGGAATAAGCGATGTTTATTGCCTCCGAGTGCCTTCACTCCATCACTTCTCCATTCTCGGCGGCATAATTGTCCATAATTGCGCTGATGTTGTCCGCTACATAGCAATGCAATGGCCAGTCATCCCACGGTTTGACAAGAAGAAGCGCCGAGACCCGAACGCGATGACCTATTCGGACTTGGTGGAAGCGGTGGACGATGTGAGTAATCGGTGGCGGATATGAAACCCTTGATAAGCTATTACGGCGGAAAGCAGCGATTAAGCTCTACGATTTTGGAAATGATGCCGGATTTTAAGGTTTTTGTAGAGCCTTTTTGTGGCGGAGCGGCTGTTTTGTTTGCAATGCCGCAAAATTCTAAGCGGGTAGAGGTTCTTAACGATAAAGATGAACGGATTGTTACGCTATATCGAGTTGCAAAGACTCAACCGAAAGAGTTGTTAAAATTGATTAATGAAACGCCTTACTCAAGAAGCTGCCATAAAAAGGCGAGTAAAATATGGGCAGAGCCTCAAGGGATAACCGATTTAGAGGTCGCATGGGCTGTTTATGTCACGATAATGCAAGGGTTTGGAAATAAGCCCAACGCAGGTTGGGGATTTAGAATCAGCGATAATAGCGATGGTCCTCCGCATTGGAACAATGCAAAAACCCGCATAGAAGAGCAATTATCCCGCCTTGATAATGTATACATTGAATGCGATGACGCATTAAAAGTTATTGACCGTTGGGATTCAAAAGATACTTTCTTTTATGTAGACCCCCCCTATCCAAATACGGAATGCGGTCACTACAAAGGGTATATGTTAGATGACTTTAAAACGCTTATTGACAAGTTAAGCACTATCAAAGGTAAGTTTTTATTGAGCAATTATCCTCAAGCGGTTACTATACCGGAAGAGTGGCACAAGTTAGAGAAAACACTTTCTTGTAAAGTCACCAATCAAATAGAAAAAAGGGGCAATCGTACCGAGGTTTTATATAGGAATTACGATTTACGCCAAATGAGTTTTTTTGATGCGGAATGGGATGGCTGAGTACGAAAGCGACGACAAAGACAAAGAGCATCCCCTACACACCGAGATTAGACGGTGGAAAAAGGCGCGTGACCGTTATTACGAGATGGCAAGGCGCAGTGAGCAGCTTTATGCTGGAGAAGAGTTTAGTCAATATTGCGAAAGACCTGCACAATTAAACGTATTCTGGTCGATTGTTAATACTTTAAAACCAGCTCTTTACGCCCAACCTCCTAAGCCGGAGATATTTAGGCGGTACCCTACTAGGGACGTTACAGCGCGTTTAGGGAGTCAGATTCTAGAGCGTTGCACCCGTTTCCAAGTGGAAGTGTCGGGTTTTGATGCTGCCGTGTCGAGAGCCGTTGATGATTACCTCGTTGTAGGCCAAGGTGCCCTATGGGTACGTTACGAGCCAAAGATAGGCGTAGAGACTCCTAAGATTCGAGTTCAAGAAGTGGAGTCCCCTGCCCCGATGATGGGCCAAATGCCTGGTATGCCTCCGATGGAAGGGATGCCTCCTATGCCTGAAATGGGTATGGAGATGGGGGGCGAAATGGAAGGCCAAGAAGCTCCCAAAATGGGTGAAGCCCCTGAGCAGTACGTTGATGAGATGGGCCAACCTGTAGACCCCAGCCTTGTTAAACAGGACGACGAAGGGTACTACGTTGACGGGGAGCCCGTTGAAACGCTCCTAGATGAGAAATGCGTAGTTGATTACATCCATTGGTCGGATTTGCTGTTTGAACCAGCAAGAACATGGGCGGAAGTTCGAAAAGTAGCCCGAAAGACCCATATAACCAAAAAAGAGTTTAAGGAGAAGTTCGGGGAAGATGCTTACACTACTTATCGCAACTCGGAGGAAGCGTCGCAGGAAGAAGGCGAGAAGGAAATAAATAAGAACCGTATCTGCGTGTACGAGGTTTGGTGTAAGGACTCTAACAAGGTCTATTGGTTAGCAGAAGGCCACAATGAGACCTTAAAAGAGGATGAGCCTTATCTTACCTTTGACGAGTTCTTCCCCTGCCCTGAGCCCCTCTTTGCTACTTTGACCACGGGACTTATCCCAAGACCCGATATCTGTTTCTACCAAGACCAGCAAGAGACCCTTAATCAGCTTTGCCAAAAAGCCCAAGATATCGCGAGATACATTAAGGTTGTTTCTATCTCGGGAAGCGAAAACCCAGAGCTAGATAATATATTAAGAAAGCCAAACGGCACTCATATTCAGCTTTCTAACTTCCAGATGTACCTCCAACAGGGCGGCGTAAAAAGCGCCTTGGAAGTACTCTCAATGGCCGACCATGCAGCGATTCTACGAGTCCTGCACGACGCAATGGAGCAAGAAAAGCAGCAGATATACGATATTACGGGTATCTCTGACATTGTGCGCGGTACTTCTCGTGCTTCTGAGACTTTAGGGGCGCAACAAATCAAGACTCAGTACGCGATGAGTCGTATCTCTGAAAGACAGCGGAAAGTTGCCAAGTTCTGCCGCGATGTGGTTGCACTAATGGCGCAAATCGTAAAAACCCACTTCCAGCCTCAGACCATGATTAAGATGGCAGGCGTTACTAATGACCCTGAAATAGAAGAGTATTTAGGCGGTGTAATTGACCTACTACGAAACGATACTCAGAGCGATTATCGCATTGATATTGAGACAGATTCGACTACTTTTGCTGACCAAGAAGCCGCAAAACAATCTGCAATAGACCTAACTAATGCACTAGGCAATTTATTCAACGTATTGCTTCCACACGCTCAGGCAATCCCTCAGTTGATGCCAGTCATTAACGAGATAACTCTTTACACCACAAGCCAGTTTGAGGCGGGCCGTGAGGTAAGGGGCAAACTTGAAAAAGCTCTCACCGAAGTAGAGGGCGAAATGGAAAAAGCTCGACAGGAGCAAAAAGCCATTGAAGAGCAGCAACGTCAAATGCAAGCTCAACAGGCTGAACAGGCAATGCAAGCGCAAGCCGCTGAACAACAAAGAGCTGATGCCGAGTTGCAGATGCAAGCTCAACAACAGCAACCTCAAGTTGATACCCGATTCATTGAGCTAGAACAGAAAAAAGCATTTGCAGAAGCGGAATTGCAGTTAAAAGCTCAAAAACAACTAGTAGAAGAGGATTTAAAACGGCAAGAAATCGCGCTAGCTGACGAACGAGAGCGACGGGCCGAGGACTTGCGGCATGTACGCGAACAATTAAAAATGCAACTTGATAAGGCTGCACAGCTAAAAACCATTGCCCCTAAAAAGACAAAACGCGTAGGCAGAATCGGCGTTGATGAGATGGGTAATAAAATGGTCATCATTGAGGATGCAGAGGAACTGTTGCCCGAAGTAGAGCAAGTGATGGCACAAATAAGAGGGATTAGCTAATGGCCGATAATGTTGGATACACACCTGGAACGGGGGCGACCGTCGCAGCAGATGATATTGGCGGCGTATTGCACCAGCGCGTTAAGATTGGGGTTGGAGTTGATGGATCTGCGGTTGATGTATCAAGTTCTAACCCCATGCCTGTATCGGTAGATACCGCTACCCCATTAGATGTAAAAATTGCCGACGTTTCAACAACTACTCCAATTCCAGTAACGGCTGCAAGTTCATTGCCAGTTACAATCTCCGAAACCGACCCGTTGACTTTAAGAGTTGAAAACGTTCGTAATTTGATGAATTTGGTTCTTCAGCTCCTCGATTCGCCTAGAGGGTACGATAAGTCTCTCCAGCGGCAACGCTCCACAGTTGTAGTCGAATCCGGAACCGTTTCAACCGTTACAACCGTTTCAACCGTTTCAAACATTTCAACGATTGATGGGATACAGGGCAGAATTGGGCAGATAGGCCAGAATCTCTCCGCATGGGCTGATTGCGTAAGATCTAGAATCTCTTAAGGGTA